AAATAATATTGAACTGCATCAACGCCATTACTTGCAATAATATATTCACCAAATTGTGTGAATGTCCAAAAGTCATCATGGTCTCCAGTTAAACTAGCTTTACGAGATGTAAATGCTCCTGAAGTTAATTGATAAAGATTAGTTCGAGTTGCTACAAAGTTATAAACTGTATTGGAGTTATCTCTAAAAGATCCTGCTCCTTTAGAATCTGTACTTGTAGTATTAGAACTATACTCTACTAAAGATGGAAATCTTTTATAGGTATTAGCTGTATGATAAACATTGGTAGCTACTGTAGCTCCCTGTTGTTTATGATCAGGTTGATCAGGTAGCCATTCTCCAAAAGGTATCTGCATAATTTAACTTTTCATCCATTTCATATAAGCTGCTATATCAGATTCTAGTTGTCTTTCTATTTTCCAAGGTTTCTTAACAGGGTGAAGAGCATCTTGAATAGGTCCACCTATAATTTTAGATATTCTTCTTTTTTTCTTTTTTAATTTGAATTTAATTTTTGGTATTCTCATTATCTGTTCCTATAAAATGATAGATCCGTTTGAACATCTGTTCTTTGTGTAACAGGTGCTCCACCATATGAATCTTGTTTATCGTTTTGTTCGCATCTTTCCATAGCTGCGATATACATTTGTAACCAATTTTGTTTTTGATCTGGGTCCATTCCACCTAAGAAGTTAGCTGCATGATAAAGACTACCATACAAATAGATTCCTGGATGTTTATCTAGAATATAATTGGAATCGTTAGAACTCCCAAGAGCTTCAAAATTTTTGTAATATGATAAATAACCAGTATAAGTAGTATCAGGGCTAGGACCAAATCTGAATTGTTCAGTTTCATTATCTGCCTCAATTGTGTAAGAACGAGGTCTACCAGATCTAGAACCTCCTCTTATTTCAAATAAATTATGGGGTGTTATATATTCTAGTGGATATTTTGTACTAGATGATAAAATGTAAAATGATCTTACGGATATAAATCCAGAGGGTACAGTTTCTGTTTCTGAATCAATTGTAATAGTATCAATCTGTTCCATCTGTCTAATTCTTAACTTAGCATTAAAATCTGCTTCAGTTAATTTTATAAAGTCATCAGCTATCTCATCTGATAAATCAGATCGATTTAACCAATTAGCGATTGATGCTTTTAATTCTGTATATGTTGATACTGCCATTATAATCTTCCTTCAGAAGTTTTGAAATATCTAAAATCACTACTATTGAGTTTAGTTCTCATAATTTTCTTTTGTGTTTCTTTAGGTAAAGCCCACCAATTATTAGTCCCATTATATTCTTTAGTCCAAATCTGTAGTATGATTGGAGGGACACTAGCAATCCGTCTCATATCTCTTGAGGCTGTATAGCCATCATTATGAGTATAAAGTTTCTTATTCCTTTCTAATAAAGGATTTAAGTTTTGCTGATTATTAACTGTTAGTTTGCCATCAGACTCTTGTATATAACGAGTTCTAGTAGCATCAGCATTCCATTCGGTTGCTCTTACTTTACCCATTATTCAGTTAATTCTGTAGCGTATAATTCTCCGTCAGAACCACCAATTCTTAATACTGCAATCTTTTCTCCAGCTGAAACTTTAATAACTTCAACTTCGCCTGCAGGTAAATAAGTAGTACTTGTAGTTGCTGTTGGTGATACTGCTATATGTATATGACAAGCAATAGTGCCTACAACTCTTATATATTCTATATTAGCTGAAAAAGCTGAACTTGCAGAAGATGAACTTCCAGAAGTTAGCTTATGCACAGTTCCATGTCTTAAACCATAGTTCATATTTTGTTCTCCTTTTGTTTAGGGGATGTTTCCATCCCCTGAATTAATTATCTTCTTATAACGAATGTTACGACAAGTTTTATTGTATTACTAGATGCTCCATCAGTTATCATTTCAATAGATCCATCTTCAGCAACTTCGTTAGCTGCAGTAGGTTCTGCTGTATCAATGTCTCCAGCAGCAGATCCAGAATATGCAACTGTAATCCCTCCGCCAGTTATTGCTGTTCCACCAATTTCGAAAGAAATTCCGCCATTAGCTGTTCCAATTGCTCCTTGAAGAGCAGTTATAATTTTTATTACTTTGCCTCCATCAGGTACAGGCACGAATGTTGATGATGCTGTACTAATGTCTGCTATTGTAGATGTTAAAAAGTAGTCGTTTAATGTTCTCATTTTGTTTCCTCATTGTTCCGCCTTTAACCCCTCTCAAGACTTCAATGTTAAATAGGATGCAAGGCGGGCAGAATTTGAGGTTACCCGCCTACGCATTTGTTATATTATTATGAAGTTGTTAAGTCAGCTACGCAGCCGCTTGCAGCTTCATTTCTTGCTTCTAGAGTTGCCTCTAAAAGAAGTTGTCTTTTTTCTGAGTCTCCAGTTTTTGACAATTCATGCATTGTGAAGTCTCTTAAGAAAGCTACTCCCCAATAATCCATGTCTAATACCCAAGCATCTCTATCTCTAGAGAATCTGTTAGGTACTACTTGAAGTTGACCGAAGTCAGAAGCGTAAACATCTACTGATGTGTATAAAGTTGCATCAGCACCTGCATCGAATCTAGTACTGTTACCAGTGAATCCTGACAATTTTTGTTTATTGAAAGGTCCAACCATAATCATAGTTGGATTTCCACCAGCATTCCATACTGATTTAATTACAGTTTTCAAAAGAGATTCTGTGAAAACTCTTTGAGTTCCATCAGTTGCTGCAGTATTACCTACAGAACCAGATGTTCCAGAAGTTCCCATTACGTCATTAGTAGCAACCCATGCTCTTAATGAACCCATTTCTCTTGCTGCTGTTGCTGAACCTGTTACTTCAGCGTTGTTTGTTGTTAGTTGTGCTTCCAAGTCTCTTTTAAGCTCTTTAGCTTTTTTAGCGATTTGGTAAGCTAGTTCAGAAGCTCTTCCAGCTTTATCAACTACTTCCTGCGTACCTGTGATTACAACTGTTTTGTCCATAATTTGACAAGAGTTAGATAATCTAGTTGTTGCAGTAACAGCGTCTAAAGTTGCTTCGTCACCTTCGATTACAGCATTGGATGTAGAAGCTGCTGCCAAACTGTCAGTTTGCCATTCGTGTAAAACTGCTGTAGCTTGTACTTTAGCTGCAGAGCTAAGGAATGGTGTGTCAGTTGGCGAGATGTTATAAATAACATCTGACAGATCTTCACGTTCTCCAATGGAATCATACGTGTCAAACGTATTTGTTGGTTGTGCCATTGTTTGTTACCTTTTTTGTTGAGATTTAAGATTAATCATATCCCTTATTGCGTCTTGGGCTTCACGAAGATGCCCAGTCTTCTTTAAGCGACTGATCTTGTTTCTTATTTGCTCTCTACCTGAACTTGGACTTGATTTGGCTACACCAGCTTTAACGACTTTAGGAGCATTTGCTACCTTCTTCTGGGCGATAGGTCTTTTATCTTTTACAGATTTATAACTCATCGCATCTTTGATCACCATTAAAAATCTGTGATCTGCCAGATTCCCAATTTCAGGATCAGAAAAACCATATCCACGTAATGTTGTACGCATATTAGTTTTGAACTGATCCGCTTTATTAGGATCGCTATATTCTGGAATTTTAGCTGCTGCTAATGATTTTTGAGTTTCAAGGTATTCGTTATACTGTTTAGTATAAGCCTCCTGAGCTTTCGATTTCATGTCCTCTATCTGCCTAGTTTGTTGTCTTAACTGGAAATCCAGTCGTGCTGCAGACGTGGGATCTTCATCATAAAGTTTTTGGAGATCCTGACTACCTTGTTGCTGTCTGATGAATCCATCAGCAGTTCCAATCAATTCGTTTAGTTCTGATAAACGAGTATCATAAGATTGACGCAAACTCGTCTTTTGAGCTTCAAGATCTTTTCTCTCTAAGCCTAAAGTGTGAGTTTTTTGTCTATAATCCGAGTCTCGTGAATAACCTGCTTTCAACTCATCGAGGGTAACCTCTAACTCTTGACCACTAACTTTAACTCGGTGGAGTTCGGGTTCCTCTGTAGCTGTTTGCGTTTCTTCTTCGATTTCGGTTTTCTCAGTAGCGACTTCTTTGGGAGTTTCTTCAGACTTTGATTGACTCTCTTGTGAAGTTTCCTGTTCGATCTTTTCAGGTTGCTCTGAAGGAGCTGCTTCTTTCTTTTCTGGTTCTGATTGTCCTTCTTTAGGATTCAGTAGTCCAGAAATTTTTTCAGCTGCACCTTTAACTGTTTGTTCTTGTGCCATGTAACGTTCCTCCTTGTTGGTTGACGTGTAACGAGCTCCTAGAATAGGTTAGCTCTTATTTAAAAGCTCAAGATCTTTTTGAGCTAGTTTTCCGCTTTCCATGATTGTCTGTAAATGCCCTCTAATTTTGTCTAGCATATTATATGCCATCCAAAGGGATCTACGTTTTTCATCGTCAGCAAAATTCGTATTAAAAATCTGTTCCTTGTATGTTTCTAAAAGATCTTCAAATGCTTGTTTAAGCAGGGGATCGTTTAGAAGAACCTGGGCTCTCTTTCCCTGGCGTATTTGTGTTTCTAGCTTGTCCATCATTAAAGAATTGTTGTTGTCCTTTTACTATTTCTTTCATTAAATCTCCAGATTTCTGAAGATCAGTTTGTTCTAACATACTTCTACGTTTCAATTCAAGCTCATCTATTTTAGAACCATATTTAAGCTCTAATTCTTTAATTTTTATCTCAAAATCAAGCAATTGTTGTCTCATTCTACCTTCAACTTCTTTTAATCTTACTTCAGCTTTCAATTGTTCACGCTGATTCTCACCTTGAACCTGAGC